CTAATACCTCCGCATTCACCTTTCTCCACACTCACTCGTGCAGTCCAGGCTTTTCGCAGGATGATTTTTGATTTATCTAAATAAGGAACTGATTTAGTAACGTCGTGTGCTTTAAGATCTGCATAATAGTAGTAATTTCGCAGTTCTGTATCAAGTTGGACGGTGTTCGAAGAGAAGTTATTAAGATAAGATAAGTCTTTTTCCAGGCAGACTAGACCGGTGCTGTCCTTTGCAGATGGTACACTGGGGCCAGCATTATATATCGCTATATCGCCTTCTTTTGAGTAGGCACAATCTTCAGCACGAAAAGCAATCACATATTCCACTCCAGAACGAGCTCTTATTCTAACAAAGTCCCCTTCCTCGAATTTCATCAAGGCATAGGCATTCACTAAGAACAGTTTGCCAACAATCTGAAATGCATTCTGATGGTACACTCGATGCAAATCACCGTCTAACTCAACAACTCTTTCAAATCGAACCATAGATGGCATAATTCGATTATCCATTATCTGTTCAGCATTCGGATCACAACCTCGTTCAGTTACTAATACTCGTGCAGCAGGCTTTCTAGCAGCTCTTTTCGTTTCACCTCTATAATATTCCTTACCATGTTCTTGGACTTTGTGTTTTTGTCCATAGTTTGGAACCTTATAGATTCGTTCTTGTTCGACTTCTTCCTGATCAAATTCTTCTTCGTCAGAAAAAGTCGCCCAAAGCTTATACACAGCAAAGGCACTCGCAACAGCGCCAGTAATAGCGATAACTTTGACTATCGTTGGATGTTTAGTCATAAAATCAGCGACTCTTGTTTTCAATTTAGTAAGCAAGCTCTCATATGTTATTATGGTAGCATTACGCCTTTCTTCGAAAAGAATGCCGCTGCATCTTATGCAGATAGGGGATCCTCCCATGGTACGCTTTGATTGAATAAGCATATCAAGGTATTCAGCCCACGAGGTGTTAAGTTGGACGAGTTCGGTAAATTCCATTGCACACTCAGATATGCAAGTAAATTCTTCACATCGATCACATGTCATCAAACAACCCATACTTTCTTCGAATTCTCTCCTACTTTTGTTGAACTTCTCACGAAGCTCTTCCATGGTTGGAGGATCGGGTTGGTATTTAGCTGCGGGTGGGGGGGCAGTTGATGTTGATGGCATGTCATAGATGGTTATAGGTACGACAGGTTCAGTTTTCGGAATTTGTTTGTACGCTAGTGGTGTACGGAATTCAGGAATATTAATGTCAATGTCAGTAACAATTGGATCATCTAATCCACACTCTTTTACGGCAAATTGCACTGGTG